AGGAGTCAAACATGACTGATCAAGTAGAAGACCAGGAAGTTGAGCTCGATGACAACGACGTTGTGGAAGAAGCTCACGATCCTAAAAATGCAGAGGCGCAATCCGTTGCTTCTGTAGATAAAGCTGGGGAAACCACCTCGCAAGCTCCGGCTCGCACAGGTGATAAGAAAAACAGCGAACCAATGCCAAAGACAAAAGCTGGCATGATTAATGCTATGCACGGCATGATGACTGGTATGAAAAAAGACAAGCTCATGGCTGCATATGGTAAAATGATGGGTGAAGATGTATCTGTAGATGATATCGAAGATACTATTGCTGAAGATCAAGAACTCGACATTAAAGTTGATTTCTCTGAAGACCTAAATGCATTAGTCGAATCTGAGGCAACTCTTTCCGAAGAGTTCAAAGCCAAAACAGCTGTAATTTTTGAAGCTGCGGTAAAGGCAAAACTTTCTCAAGAAATCGATCGTTTGGAAGAAGCGTATAAAGAAGAGCTGGAAACAGAACTTGCTTCTACAAAAGAACAGATGGTAGAGAAAGTAGATAGCTACCTCAACTATGTGGTTGAGACATGGATGGAAGAAAACAGAGTAGCTGTACAAGCTGGTCTGCGTACTGAAATCGCTGAGACATTCATGGATAAGATGAAAGATCTATTCATAGAGTCTTACGTAGAAGTACCTGAGTCCAAAGTTGACCTCGTCGACGAACTAGCCAGTGCAAACGAAGAGCTTGAAGAAAGCTACAACGATGCAATGACTAAGTCTATCGCACTTGCTGAAGAACTAGAAGATCTTAAGCGTGATGCTGTCATTCGTGAAGCGTCCAAAGATCTAGCAGAAACTCAAGTCGAGAAACTAAAAACTCTTGCAGAAGACATTGACTTTGAAGATGAAGAAACTTTTGCACAAAAAGTTGCTACTATCAAAGAAGCATATTTTGCAAAGAAAACTGCTGAGTCCGCAATCGTAGAAGACACTTCTGATGAAGATACACCTTCAGTAGAAGTTAGCGATGTAATGTCTCAGTACCTTAACGCAATCAGAAAATCAAATCCTTAAGGAGTTCTAGAAATGGAAACTTATGATCGTTTGGTGGAAAAGTGGAATCCAGTTCTAGCAGAAGAATCTGCTGGCTCTATCACTGACAACCACCGTAAAGCAGTAACAGCTGTTCTCTTAGAGAACACAGAAAACGCTCTTCGTGAAGAGCGCGCACAGATGAGCTTTCTAAACGAAGCTGGTCCTGCAACATCCGTAACCAACGCTTCAGTATCTAACTGGGATCCAGTATTGATCTCACTAGTACGTCGTGCAGCACCTAACATGATTGCATACGACGTTGCAGGCGTTCAGCCGATGACTGGCCCAACAGGCTTGATCTTCGCGATGAAAGCACGCTACGGCACAGGTACAACCGGTGCAACCGAAGCACTATTCAACGAAGCAGACACTACATATGCTGGTGACTCTTCAGATACGCAATCAGCATCACCATCAGGTCTTGCTGGAATCGATCCAGCTGCTGGTAACGTTGCTGGTGACTCTTCACTTGACTCAGAACGAAGCCTTACATTCGGCGACGGTACAACAACTGCGTTAGGTGAACTTTCAGGTGCATTCCGTAACATGGGTTTCACCATTGAAAAATCAACAGTGACTGCGAAGTCACGTGCGTTGAAAGCGGAATACTCTCTAGAACTAGCACAAGACTTGAAAGCGATTCATGGTCTTGATGCTGAGACAGAATTGGCAAACATTCTGTCAACAGAGATCTTAGCGGAAATTAACCGTGAAGTAATCCGTACAATCAACTCACAAGCTAAAACTGGTGCAGGCCAAGCCTCAACAGCAATCAACGGTATCTTTGACATGTCAACAGATGCTGACGGTCGTTGGTCAGTTGAAAAATTCAAAGGCTTACACGTACAAATCGAAAGAGATTCAAACGTGATTGCAAAAGAAACACGTAGAGGAAAAGGTAACTTCATTATCTGTTCTTCAGACGTTGCTTCTGCTCTAGCAGCTGCAGGTTCTTTGGATTATGCTCCGGCACTTTCAACTAACTTGAATGTTGATGACACAGGTAATACATTTGCAGGTGTTATGAACGGTCGAACAAAAGTCTATATTGACCCATATTCAACAACAGACTATGTAACTGTAGGTTATAAGGGTACTAACCCATATGACGCAGGTATCTTCTACTGCCCATACGTTCCGTTAACAATGGTACGTGCGGTTGGTGAGAATGACTTCCAGCCAAAAATTGGTTTCAAAACTCGTTACGGCATGGCGTCAAACCCATTCGTAGGCGCAACACCAGCAAACGGTCTTGCAGCAGCGAAATCAAACCAGTACTACAGAATCTTCCGTGTTGACAACATCATGGCATAAGATTAAGTATCACTAACTCGATACTACTAGGGTCGCTTCGGCGGCCCTTTTTTTTATTTTGTAAGTAATTGTTTTTAAACAAAATAAAGGTTTCGTTTGTTTTCAACTACTTATGAAAAAAAAGCGTAAGTAGTTGTTTTTAAACGAAACAAAAAGGTGTACATTCCCGAGAAACTATGGTATTCTAGATATATCAGATAAAGGAAAAACCAAAATGTCAGTTCAAAAATTAATCGATCAAACCTTCAGCTACTCAAGAACAAATGCAGATCTTAAAGATCTATACATGAGTGACATGAAAGACTTCATTGCAATAGATGCTCTTCTTGACGTTAAGCATTTTGAATCTGCTTCAAAGTTAGTAGACGATATGGATACTGAACCACGTGAGCAAATCTGCATGGCGATTGCTGCAGAATATGGCAATGACTTTTTGGTAAAAAACTTTGGTTATGAGGTAGCATAATGATACGTATTTTTAATTCAACAGTTCCAGGCGAACGTGAAATTAGCATTGATGATGTAAATGTTGTAACTATGAAAATGGATTACAATGGTGCACCTTACATATTGTTTGAGCATGAAGATTTTCCTTTGGGTGCATTACGAGCAGAATACAAAAACAATAATTGGGAATGCAACTTAGATTAAGATGTAAAGGTAGGCTGCTGAAAAGCAGCCTTTTTTCTTATATAAATAGATGTAAGCAGAACGGAAAAAAAATATGCCTACATTAAATCCAGCAGTAACTGTAGCAGTTAGTACTACGAGCTCACAAAGCCAGCTCAATAATATTAACTACTTACAGCCGAACGCGTTTAAGCTTTCAATTGATCGAAAGAACTTTCCTAACCTAGAGTTCTTTGCTCAATCTGTGCTACATCCAGACGCATCTCTTACAGCGGCAGAGCTTCCACATCTACGTGTAGCAAATGTACCTTTTGCTGGAGATACACTTCGGTTTGGCGAACTATCCGCAATGATTATTCTTGATGAGAACATGAACTCATACGTTGAGATGTACAACTGGATTACTCGTATCGTTCAACAGGATTATAAATCGCCACTAAATAGATCTAACGAGATACCACCAACAAATGCTGATATTACTGTGTCTGTTTTATCTAGCCACAATAATACCACTCGAAAAATTAAATACAAAGATTGTATACCAACTGGTCTTGGTAACATAACATTTGAATCGACTACATCTGAATCTTTTCTTACATATCCTGCTAATTTTAGATTCTCTTACTTTGAAATTTCTTAACTGAAATAGGAATATTATGATTGACTTGAAAACTATTCTTGCTATGTGGCAAGAGGACTGCATTATTGATAACAGCAAACTAGATGCTACTTCTAGAGATACTCCCAAATTACATGCTAAATATCTTCAGCTTCTGGCTGAGGCTAAACTCATGAAGAAGAAGTCAGAATTTACGCAGAAAAATTTGCTTAAAGAAAAATGGCTTTACTACAACGGTAAGATGGATCAAGATCAACTAGCCGAGAAAGGTTGGGACCCTGATCCTTTCAATGGACTACGTATCCTCAAAGGCGAGATGGATTACTATTATGATTCAGATCCTGAGATCCAGCAGTCCGAAGAAAAAATAGAATACTGGAAGACGGTTATAGATAGTCTTACAGATATAATTGATAACTTAAAATGGAGACATCAGACTATTTCCAATATGATTCGTTGGAGGCAGTTTGAACAAGGTGATTGATGGCAGACTATAAGGTTCAGCTCAAAGATTATAGTATGATGTACGTAGACTGCGAACGTGGTCAAGCACAAGAACTATCCGAGTACTTTTCATTCTATGTTCCAGGTTATAAGTTTATGCCTGCGTATAAGAATAAAGTATGGGATGGTAAGATACGCTTGTACAATAATCTGACAAATGAATTAAACGCTGGACTGTTTCATTACCTTCGTAAGTTTTGCGCAGAAAGAGGATACACATACGAGCTAGAGGAATCCGACTATGGATCTCCTACTGATAAGAACGTAGTTGATCAAAAAGTATTTGATAATTTCTTAAGCGTTTCAAACTTACCGTTTGCTCCAAGAGACTATCAGTACGACGCAGTTATTCGTTCTCTAATTTCAAACCGTGCTATTCTATTATCACCTACAGGATCTGGTAAATCATTCATCATCTATCTTATCATTAAGTACTGGATGGAAATGGAGAATGAACATGATAAAGTTTTAATTATCGTTCCAACTACTTCTTTAGTTGAACAAATGTACACAGACTTTAAAGACTATAACATGAACGTAGAAGATATGTGTCATAGAATATATTCAGGTAAAGATAAAAACTCTCCTAAACGTGTTATTATTTCAACTTGGCAGTCAATATATAAGTTCCCAAAGAAATGGTTTGAACAGTTTGGTATGGTTATAGGAGATGAGTGCCACGGATTTAAATCTAAGTCTCTGTCGTCAATAATGAATAAGGCCACGAAAGCAAAGTATAGATTCGGCACAACTGGCACACTCGACGGCACGCAGACACATAGACTCGTCCTTGAGGGATTATTTGGACCTGTGCATCAGGTTACCCTGACCAAAACGTTACAAGACGAAGGAACATTGGCTCCTTTAGATATTAAAGTACTTTTATTAAATTATACAGAAGAAGTGAGGAAAGACTTTGGCAACAAAACATATCAAGATGAAATTGAATTCATTATTGGAAACAATATTCGTAATAGGCTTATTCGGAATCTCGCTCTGGATGCTAAGGGAAATACTCTTGTCCTATTTAATCGTGTGGAAGCTCATGGAAAGCCTCTCTATGAGTTGATAAATAGTAAGGCAGAGGAAGGAAGAAAAGTTTTCTTTGTCTCTGGTGAAGTAGCAACTTCAGACAGAGAAGCAATTCGTAAAATAGTGGAGAAACAAAATGGCGCAATTATTGTTGCAAGTCTTGGTACCTTCAGTACTGGTATTAATATACGGAATCTGCATAATATCGTGTTCGCTAGCCCGTCAAAGTCTCAAATTAAAGTTTTACAATCTATCGGACGAGGGCTACGCCAATCCGATGACGGACGTGAAACAACACTCTACGACATAACCGACGACTTACACTGGCATAATCGAAAAAATTACACGTTACTTCACGGTGCAGAGCGTATAAAAATATATGATAAAGAGCAGTTCAACTATAAAATTATAAAGGTGGACATATGACCGAAACAATTGTAAAACAATGCTTGCTTTCTTCAGGCGACGAGATTGTATGCGAGGTCGTTGACTGGGCAGATGATGATGGACCGGGTCTCGTCATACGTAACCCTTTGAAATTAGTTACGGTAGATAGACCGGACGGATTAAGATACCACATTTTTCGTCCTTTAATGATTATGCAACTCGAAGAAGGAACGTTTCAAACTTTACACGCTGAACATATTCTTGTAGAAGCAACTCCTATAAAGGAAGTTGTAAAAGAATACTTCAACGCGTTAAACGTAGAAAACGATGATCGTACACCCGTTGATAGTGATGAAAAATTTAAGAAGTACATGAAGAAAATAACGGCGATCCTAGACGGAGAAGATAGTGACGAAGATAACGTAATCAACCTGTTTCCTAGCACAAACAAGAATAAATTACACTAGTACTCCTGCCCACCATAAAGGATACCTTTAAATTATATACAGTTGTGCAGGATTGTAAACCCCTAAAATGCAATAAAAATAATTTATTTTTTTAGTTTACTTTTATTGAAATATAGTATAGAATAGAAATATTGAATGAGGATATATTATGGCCAAAAGAAAAAGCATTCACTACGTAAATAACAAAGAGTTTTCACAAGCAGTTGTTGATTATTGTACAGTAGTGAAGGAAGCAAAAGAAAAAGAATCAAAGCTTCCGATTGTTCCAAACTACATCGCGCAATGCTTTCTTAAAATTGCCGAAGGCTTATCACATAAATCTAATTTCATACGTTACACTTATCGTGAAGAGATGGTGATGGACGCGGTTGAGAATTGCCTGAAGGCTATTGAGAACTATAACATTGAAGCTGCTACACGATCGGGTAACCCCAACGCATTCGCGTATTTCACTCAAATTTCTTGGTACGCATTCCTACGTCGTATCGCAAAAGAAAAGAAACAACAAGACATTAAACTCAAGTACTTATCACAGTCTGGTATCGAACAGTACGTGTTTGGAA